ACAAAAAAAACTCTGGAATTAATCCCAGAGTTTATCATGCAATCTATGTAATTTATTAAAAAACGATCTTGAAAGTTTTTGATATCTTTCATGTTTTGTAACATCTCTATTTTCTAAAGCGATAGAAATCATTTCATCCAAAATATTTAATAAATCTTGAAGTTTTTCTTTTTCATCATAATCATTTTCATGATTAGTACTTGTTCCCCAAACCTTTTCCATTAATTGCAATTTACGATGTAAGATAAGTAATAAATAAATAAAATCCCTTTGATCATCAATATTTATTACATCTTTCCATAATAACCTATTACTATGTTTTAATATTTTAGATCTTATATAAGTTTCATATTGTAATTCTAAATACGCTTTATAATAAAAACAATTAATTTTAATAGATTCTTTTAAATCATTAAAGAAATTATTAAATTTTATTTTTATTTTATTTTTTAATCTTTTAAAAAACATTTTCGTTTCCTTCGAATATATTTTTTAGAATATCTTTAATATTATTAAATTTCCAATAAGGAATTCTTAATAATTTTATATTATTTTCTAAACAATATTGATTTTTGTATTTATCTCTTTTTTGTTGAATTAAAATCTCATCAATAAATCTTTCCATTCTTTTCAAATTTAAATAATGAAATTCTCCATCATATTCAATACCGATTTTTTTATCAGGAATAAAAAAATCGAAATAATAATTTTTATTTTTATAAATAATTTTATATTGATAAATATATTCTATATTATTTTCTTCTAAGTATTGACGAATCTTTCGTTCGCCTTTGCTTTCATTGCATTTTGGACACCCACTACCATAAAGATGATTATTTATTCGTTGATAAAACACTCCGTGTTTTTTACAAACGATAGGTAATTTCAAATATGTATTCCTATAATTCTCTTGCCACCATTCTTTAGTAATTAAAGAATAATCGTATTTATCATTATGGATTTCTTTAGCTCGCTTAAGAAAATCATCTTTTGGAATATATTTTTTTAATTTAGATGGAAGTCTTCCATCTAAAAATTCTCTTACGTGTTGTGTAATGATTAAATCAATATATAAATATTTTATTATAGTATTTGTATTTTTATAATTTTTATTCCACCATTCTTCAGTAATAAGTAATTTAATATTCGGATCGTTAGGAATTTTTTTTAAAAATTCTTTAAAAGTTATTTTCATTTTTTTAAATTCCTTCAAATGGATTATAATAAATTTCTTTATTAAATTTATTGTTTCTGATTAATAAATTTTCATCTACTAAATAATGTCCAGTATTTCTATAATTAAAAATAAAACTTCTTCCCATAATAGTAGCTCTAACTGATGCTTTATTATATTTAGCTAATGAATATAATTGCTCAATAAATTGAAGTTTTTGATCTAATTTAACAGTAAGAATTGTATCCAACATATTGTAAGTAGCAAATCTTATAGGATTATTTTTATAAATCTCATTAAAATCTCCCTCAAGATCTAATTTATTAATTTTTAATTCTACTTCAGCAATAGTATTTAATTTATAATTAGGAAGAGATTTACCCATCCCTGAACCACCTGAATCTACAGGCATATATAACTTTAATATATCAACATGAATTCTATCTCCTAATTCATAAATCATTTGTCCATATTTTTTAATCGAAAAATCAGATATAATAGAGAATGCTTTACTTTCTCCATATAACTGAATTAATCTATTAATAGTATAAGGATCATCGAATCTAGAACTATTAAAGCCAATTAAAAATAAAGTTCCTAAAGAATTTATTTTTTCAAAATAATTTTTCAATAATTCTTTCTCATTATTGAATAAAGATACTTTGATTTTTATATTTTCTATATTATATGTAGGATTATCTTTAATTAATGATTGATATAATTCCTGAATACCATCTTCCATATCTTTTTCATTTTGATAATATTTCGAATGATCTTTATCTCTTAAAAAATAAATATAACAAGTATTTTTAATATTATTATAAAAAGCAATACTATTAATTCCAAAAGGCGTAGCAATTGGATCTGGGGCTTTTTTGGGATCAAAGAATGTTTCGATATCGTAAAAAGTTTTATTTAATACTTTTTTATCCCAATTTTTATCATCTAAATATTGATATTTACTACGATATTTAAAAAATGCTAATTCATTAGGAGATATTTCTGTATTATAAAATTGATAAAATTTTAAATTATCTTGCTTAATATTATTAATTAAATTTTTTAAATCATCTCCATAAAGAGAATATCCATGTGTATCAATTGCTTTCATTTTAATCCTTTTTCTATTATTTTTTCTATATTATCAAATTCCCAATAAGGTATACGAATTAATTTTATATTATTTTCTTCGCAATATTTATTTTTAATAATATCATGGCTTATTGTTTTTTGATATAATTCTTTATTTTTTTCAATATTTTTAGTAAAAGAAACAATTTCAAAATGTTGAATTCCATCATATTCGATTATTATATTATAATCTGGTAAATGAAAATCAAATCTAAATTTTTTATTATTAATTTTGATAGTAAATTCTTGAGTGAACTTAATTTTATTTTTAATAAGAAATAATCTAATTTTATTTTCTCCTTTACTTTCAGATCTACAACTACAAAGATTTTTATTATTTAGTAAATTATTTATAGTTTTGGATTGAATTTTTTTACATTTTTTACATTTTAATTTTACTTTAGTACTTGATGAAAAATTTTTTATTTTTTTAAAATCAATAATGTAAAAATATTTATTAAGATTTAAATTTTTAAAAGATTTTAAAAATTTATTTTCTGTCCATTTATCTTTTTTGGCACAAAATATGCAACCAGAATCATTTTTTAAATTAATAATTGATTTATAAAAAATATGGCCATTAGGACATTTTAGTGGTAAATTATTTTCGCTAGTATTTTTATAATTTTTTATAAAAGTTGTTTTATTCCATAATAACGTATATTTATTAGAATATTTTAAATATTCTTCGTAGGCTTTAATAGCGTTTTTATATCGAATTAAATTTCGTTTTGGTTTATTTCCGCAAACTGGACATTTCGTATTATTATAATTTAAAAGATTTCGATTGAATTCTAAATTACAATTTTTACAAATGAATTTAAAATTAATATTTAAGGTTTTTTTATTATCAATAAAATATTGTTTATAAAAATTCAATGGTTCTAATAAATATATTTTGTTATTTTTAAGTAAATTTAATAAACCAAATATTCGTTGTTTTATTTGAATTATATTTTTTATTTTTAAAGTTTTTTTAATTTTTTCTTTTCTTATAGATTCTATATCTTTTTTTTGATAAAAATTTTCTAAAGTTAAATAATAAACTTTTTTATCTTTTTTATAAATTAATGGTAATTTAGTTTTACCATATTTATAATTATCCCACCAAAATTCTTTAGTAATTAAAGAATAATCGTAAATTTCATTTTTAAAATCATATGAATTTTTTTTAAATTTTTCATATGATTTTATTAACGTATTCTCTCTCATTTTATTTTTTTATAACCAGTTCTAATTTTAATTTCATCGCTAAATAAATCTTCAAATTGAATCAATTTCATATCGATATTAAAATCCATAATTTTATCAAAATCTAATTCAATATTATATTCATTTAATTTATTAATCATTTCTTGTTTTTCTTTTTCTGATGTAATTGTTGGAATACTGATAACATTCAATTTTTTATTTATATCTTCATTATTAATCATATATTTACTTAATTCTTTATTTTTTAATTTTTTATTAAATAAATCTAAAAGTTTTTTAAAATTTTTAATTTTAATTTGAATTACTTTAAAACTTTCTCCAGGTCTTAAAATATCTTTAAATAATAAATTATAAAACATTGCCCCTTTTACTTGAGTAGGAATACTTTTAAATTCTTTAATACCCCATTTTTTAGGAATCCCGAAATAATCAATATCTAATTTTTTAATAGCTTCTGTTAATTTTATTTTATATTCATTTTTTAATTCAAAGAATATTTTTTTAAATAACGATATTTCATCTGTAATTTCATAATTTTTCACTAAATGAAAATAAACATCATTTAATAAATCTAACGTAATTTTAGTAACATCTGCTTTAACAATTTGTCCACCAGTTTTTTTAATTTTACCACCATCAATAAAGTTACCCTCATCCCACAATTTCAAAAGTGCATAGTATTTTTTACTCCTAAAAAATCCTCTGGTAGCAACTACTTCGGATTTAAAATTCATTAAATTATTTTCTGGATCTAATCCCATTCTTTCATGTAATTGATTATTAAGAAAAAAAGCATAATATTCATTTGCTGTTTTAGCAATATCCTGTGTATAATCTACAGTTCTTTCAATATTTTCAAATTTATCAAATGGTAATTTAGTTCTTAAATAAGCAGAATCAGTATCAGAATATACTGCTTCTGGATTATTATCTACTAATTCTATCCATTTATTTTGAAATTGAAACACTTCTTCGATAAAATCATGCCCATTCATTTTTTCTGGGAAATTAATCATTCCTTCTCCTTTAAATTGCTATTCTACTTTCTAAATTTTTTAATAATTTAGTATAACTATTAATATCAATTTTAGTATCCAAAGTTTCTTCAACGTATTTAAAAAACGTTTCTTTAGATAATTTCCAACTTTTATTATATTTTTTATTCATATATTTTATAGCAGAAATTATTCTTATATTTTTTAATAAATCATCAATATTAAAATCTAATAAAAACCATAACTCTACAAATTTTATAATAAGTATATCTAATATTTCTAATGATGACATTAAGATTAATTCTTTTTTTAATTTATATTCCAATATATTTTTTTGATCCGATAAAGATTGTTTAATTTTATCTTTAGTAGTTTCACCAGTTAATAAAGTGGTGTAAAATATATCGGTTTTATTATTAAGAATACTTATAGATAATATATTATGTAATAATTCAGTTATTTTTGTTTTTAAAAATTCTTTATCTAATTCATTTAAATCATCTATTTTTTTAATTGATAAAAATTTTAATAAATTAACTTCATCAAATAAAATATTTGTCCACCAATCAATTTTTTGATTTCTCCATTTTGGTATAATATTATTATTTATACTATCTACTATATTAATAGTATCTTCCCAAAGCTCTGGATCTAATTTATCAATTAAATTCATTTCTTCGGAATTTTCGTTTTTTAATTTATGTAATTTCCCAATAGATTTTAAATGATCAATTTCGGCATTTTTTTTCATAATAGTTGACGTGGTAGTTGATTGACTCATTATATTTAACATCTCAGATATACTATTATCAAAAGATGTTAAAACATTTCCGGTTGATTCATTCATTTAATCTCCTTTAAATTTTATTTTTATATCCTGATCCATGACAAACTGGACATAATTCTATTCCATTTCTTTCTAATTCTTGATGAAACCATTCATTTAAATCTATTAAATATTTTTTATATTGATTTATTTGATTTTCTTCTTTTAAAATATTATCTTGTATATCATTTAGATTTCTTAAAAACATTTTAATATTATTTATTTCATTTTGCAGTTGATCAATTTTAGAATAATTTAAATTATATAAAATTTTTAATTTATTTTCTTTATCAATTATTTTATGATCTATATCTGTATATAATGCTAAATGTTCAAAATAATTTCTAATAATATTTATATCAATTATCAATTGAGAACTTTCATTGATTTTTAGATTATTTAATAAATCTAATTTAAATTGTTTTAAATTTATTTCATTTAAAATAAATTGATATTGATCATTAAATTCTAAAAAAGCTTTTAAATATTTAACCCAACCATGTAAAGTATTAGTTGTGTTATATTTATTATTTATATTTTCAAAAATAGTTTCAATTTTATTTAATTCAATATTTAAAATTTTTATTTCATTTAAATTTTCTAAAAAAGCGTTTAGGAAAAGTACTTGGTATTTCAATGTTAAAAATTCAATTTCTTTTTCTAAATTATTTATATTTAATTTTATTTCATTAATTTTTAAATCAGTATCTTTTAATTCTTTATTTAATTCTAGAATTTCTTCTTTTAATTCCGCGATACTAAGAGTAATGTTTTCGGTATTAAATAAAAAGTTAAATATTTTTTCAATATCATTATGCTTTTGACCAATTAAAAACATATTATCATATTGAGAACTATAAGCAATTTTTTCGGTTTGATTTCTTAAATCACCTTTTATATTTTTATATAATTTTTTTATATCTATATATTTAAAGCCTATTTTTTGAACTTCTTCTTTTATAATATCCGCTGCTAAAGTTTTACCTAAATATTGATTACCATCGATTTCGTATATAACTTTTTTTGATTTATAAATTAATTTTATTTTATGAATAATTTTATTATTTATAATTTTTCCAAATTCTATTTCTGCTTCTTTTGCATCGTATCTTAAAAATCTTTCTTTAAAATCATTAAAAATTAAAGATTTAATTGCTCTAAGACTTGCGCTTTTACCACAATTATTTGGTCCAGATA